GCACCATCGACTGAAGCTGAAGATCAGGCTGCGATGAAAGCTAAGGGTGGTGCAAGCGGTGGTAGACCAAGTGTTGCTGGGAAGGTTGAAAGCAATACACCTGTCAATACACTGACTTATGATGCTAATAGACCAACAAATGATCTGACTGCCGATGAGCCAAATAAATCCAGTGCACCACCATCTACAAACGTAGATAGCAGCGGCGGGGGATTGAGCACTGGTCAGATGATTGGTCTTGGTCTGCCTCTTGCTGTTGGTGGTGGTCTGTGGGGGCTATCTAAGTTTGCTGGTGGTGGTGCTAGTGGTGCACCTCCGACTGCACCTATTGTTGATCCAGCACGCCTACTTGGTGGTCCGCAGTTGGTGGATGGAGGTGTGCCTAATCCTGGACTGTCAACAATGGGTGCCCCTGCTGAGGGATGGCCGCCTGGAACACAGTCATGGACTGCTGAGGCAACGCAGAAAGCAATAGCAGGACCAGAGCCTGCATTGCCTGGTGTGCAACCGTACCAACCAACTGCTCCTGGTGTGCAACCTGTCCCTCCTGCAACAGTCAGCAACATGCCTGTCGGTCCCTCCACTGCTGATCCTGCTGTACTGAATGAAGCTAACATCGCTGGTGGAAACAAGCCTGCACCGAATGTGCCATTCACACCACGTGCTGGTGGTGTTCCCCGCATGGCTCCTTCTTCTAGTGCATACATGGATTTCGTAAATGGGCTTCGTAGATTACGGGTGCCCTGATGGCACTACCAACTCCTGATGCACCACTGCGTTTGGCTGATGGTCGAATGGTCTATCCTGGTGGTGAAGTAGTCCAGCCTGGGCAGCAACCACGCCAACGGTTCGTTGAGATACCAACGCACACTGAGGCACAGCGTATCATCACCAACACACGCCGCAAGGTGAGTGACCTACCTGAGTTGCCTAAGACGATGAATGCGGTTGGTGTCATCCTTTCGTATACCATGTTTGGGTTGGATGATGAAGAGATCGGTGTCGCCACTGGCCTCAGTGTGGAGCAGATCGGTAGGATCAAGGTTGGTGATGCGTTCACACAGATGCACGAGGCGGTCGTCAGTAGTGTGTTGGATAGTGAGAGTAGCGTGGTTAGGGAGTTGCTCGCCAAGAACGCACGCGAGGCAGCGAAGGTGATGGTAGAAGCACTCTCTACAGGCAACCGGAGTGATCGTATCAGTGCTGCGAAAGATGTGCTCGACCGTGCTGGGCATCGTCCTGCTGATATTGTTGAGCATCGCCATCGTATGGATGGTGGCTTGGTGATTGAGATCGTGCGGCGTGACAACGCTGGTAACGTACCGACTATAGAGATGGAGCCGTAGATGACAATCAAGGTTGATGAACATGGCTTGACTGTACAAGCTTCACGGCCTGCATTGTCACAGACTCTTGCAGTTGGTGCTGGCAATATTGCAAGTGCAGCGTTCAGTGTTGGATCACCGAACACGTACAATGCGGATGGCACGCCAGTCAGCAAGAACAACACGACGCATATTAGGTTGGTCAGCACCACAGGTTGTTGGGTTGTGTTTGCTACGACACCTGTTGCAGTGGCTCAGGCAGTCAATGCGATCTACTTGCCTCCGTTCACACCTGAGTACTTCTGGGTGCTACCTGGAGAGAAGGTTGGAGTGATCCAGGATGCTGCATCTGGTATCCTCAACATTGCTGAGCTTGTAGCCTGATGCTGTTTGGCACTGGTAGAGTTGGGAGGCAGATGTTTGGTGGTGGTTGGTTGCAACCATCGCTGGACTTGCCATTCAGTGGCACTGGTGTGCTTGACTCCCGTATTACGTTCACACGCGCATCGGCTGCATCTTACTTCGACACAGCGGGGGTGCTGCAATCCGCAAGCACCAACGTAGCGAGGTTCGACAACAATCCATCGACTTCTTGGACCAACATGATCCGTAACAACATGGCAGTTGGTGCGGTTGTTGGAACGCCAGGGACGCCACCAACATTCAGCGGCGTCTTTGCCGCGAATGGAATGGCTACCAACGTTGTAGGGGTAGGCACCACAGCCGACGGTATTCGGTATATCGACTACCAGATTGTTGGAACGGCGTCGAGCACCTTCTATGTATGGGCGTTTGACACCGTAGGAGCGCCTGCACTTCCTGGACAGATATGGACAGGCTCTGCTTACTTTGCTTTGGTGGGTGGTAGCCTTGCCAATGTGACTAACCTGAACCTTGAACAGAGGATCACTGGTGGAACACCCGCGACCATTGATGTAGCATTCACACCGACTGCCACACTCACACGAGTTGTGAACACGACTACGCTTGGTGGTGCTGCAACACAAGCCATACTGGCGCTTGAACTGACCATCGTTAATGGTCAAGCCATCAATTTCACTCTTCGTGTTGGTATGCCACAACACGAGCTTGGTTCAGTCGTACATGCTGCTGTGCCAACTTCTGGTGCGATAGCAGGTATGGGTGCCACACCTCGTGGTCTGCTGATCGAAGAGGCACGGACCAATCAGTTCCTACAGAGTGGCGACTTCAACAATGCAGCATGGAACAAGGGAACTTGTACACTATCTGCTGCTGTTACAGCCCCAGACGGCACCGCAACAGCACGAGGAGTAATCTCCAATGCTGGTGCGATTGGCTTCTTGTCTCAAGCAATCACGTCTGTTGCTGGAACAGCCATAACTGCGTCCTGTTTCTTCAAGGCTGGAACTCTGACCGCTGGTGTCATCCTCATGCCCACAGCTTGGTGGGGAGACGCAACACTTAGGTTTGCTGTCTTTACACTCACAGGCAGCGGTGTAGTAGCTTCTGTCTCTGGTGGTACCGCTACAGGAGCCATCACACAGATGGCTAATGGTTGGTATCGTTGTAGCATGACTGCAACGCCTGATCTGTCTGCTTCGGGTATAGTCCACGCAGCACGTGACAATGCTAATGGTGATGGAACAGCCATTCAGTTCTATGCTTGGGGAGCACAGATTGAGGCTGGTGCGTTCCCCACATCCTACATCCCCACTGCTGGTGCCTCTGCGACGCGTGCGGTAGACGCGACGAGCATCACATCAATCAACACGGCCCCGTGGTTCAACCAGACCAATGGCACGATGGCAGTTGAGTACATGTTGGAAGCCACCAACCTGGGAGCTAACCACTACCTTAGCGAACTAGATATTGGGAACCTGAACAATCGCTATGCGCTGAAAGCATACGGTGGCGTTGCAGGGGCATCGTTTCTCACTGTAACTGGTGGTGCCGCAACAGCTTCCATCAACCTAGCTTCGGTCATAGCAAGTGCTCAAAAGGTAGCCGTTGCTTATACGCCAACCGGACAGAGTGGGGCTGCAAATGGTGGAACAGTTGCGAGTACAGCGTCGGCCGTTCCCGTTGGTCCACTTACAACTCTGGTCATAGGTGCGGCGTCCGGTCCCACAAACGCGGTGAACGCCTGGATCAGCCGCGTGCGGTATTGGCCACGTGCATTGTCATCTAGCGAACTCATCGCAGCAACCACCTAATGGCCAAACGCTATCGTATTGTCGAAGGTGGAATGCATGATCGCTTCCACGCATGTACACACAAAGTGCAGTTCATCGGTGGTGGCTTTGGCAATGGCAAGACCGCAGCTACATGTGTAAAGGCATTGAAGCTATGCAAGGACTACCCAGGGTGCAATGGTTTGATTGCACGCAGCACCTACCCCAAACTAAACGACACAATAAGGCGCGAGTTCTTGCAATGGTGTCCGACGCACTGGATCAAGCGTATGCCGTCGCGCGAAGAGAACACCCTCCTGTTGAAGAATGGGAGTACTGTGAACTTCAGGTATGTTGCACAGCAGGGGAAGCAGACCGAAGAGTCGAAGTCGAACTTGTTGTCCGCAACATACGATTGGATAATAGTTGACCAGATGGAGGATCCTGAGTTCTCACATAAGGACTTCATGGACCTCATGGGACGGTTGCGTGGGAACACTGAGTATCTGGGTAGTGATGGCGATATGCCTCGCGTTGGTCCTCGATGGTTTATGGCTACTCTTAACCCTACACGCAATTGGTGTTATCGAGAGATAGTCAAGCCACTGCATGACTTCAAAGAACGAGGGATCATAAGTGAGAAGCTACTTTGTCAGGTAGATGACGAAGGTAGGCCCATCCTTGTAGATGGTAAGCCAATCCCGTTGGTTGAACTGTTCGAGGGGAGCACGTACGAGAACGTAGAGAACGTAGGTGAGGATTACATCCGTGGAATGCTCTCGACATACACAGGCTCCATGCGTGATCGGTTTATCTTTGGTAGATGGGGCGCACTCAGCGGACTCATTTACCCTCAGTTTGATGAAACCCTACACGTCGTGGAACATCGAGATGCTGCCGAGTATCTGCGACAGTTGCGACTGTCCGGCTTTTCGGCTGTGTTTCTCGAAGGCTACGATCACGGATTGTCTCGGCACTCGTGCTATGGACTCTTTTTCGCTGACGACGATGGCAATGTGTTCCTGCTCGATGGGTTCCGCATTGCAGAGCTTACCGTGGCAGATGCGGCAAAGCGTATCCACACTATACGTGCATCATATGGAATTGATGCGGATGAGATCGGCAGCATCTACGCCGACCCCGATGTGTTCAGGCGCAAAGCAGGGAATGCTCGTACTGTGGGGGAGACCGTAGCGAGTATGTTCGAGGACGAAGGCGTGAAGATGCAACGGGGCAACAATGACATCGGTAGTGGCATCGCCAAGAATTGGCAATACCTCACTCCCCTTAGTATGCATGAGCATCCTATTACGGGGATACGTATGTCCCCACACTTCTACGTGTCACAGGCTTGTCAGTGGTTCATCGATGAGATCACAGAATACTACTTCCAACGCGATGGAAGCGATGAGACAACAGACAAACCCGTTGACCGGAACGACCATGCCATGGACATGTGGAAGTATGCCATGAGCAACCGACCGAAGTTGGCCAAGTATATGGGCAAGCCTGATGCACCACCTGCATGGATGGCTTGGCACGAGATCGAACGGCAACAGCGTCGTGGTCCGAAAGCGAGACACAAGTGAGAGGACACAACATGCTTGGTCTAATCCTACTGGTATTCGCATTCGTATGCGCAGTGTGTGCAGCAGCGAGTTGGCCTGTTGTGCCTAGACCACACCTGGGCTGGGCTGCGTTTGCGTTCTTCATTGCCTATCTGTTGTTCAGCGGTGTGTCGGGATTGATGATTAGATGAGTGGCACGTTCGAGCAGGACGATCCTGCACTCAACCTAGACACACAAGCTGGTGGTGATCCACTTGAGAACTCACTTGAGCAAGCCGGTGTTGGCCTGCCCGCGCAGCCTGAACAGTTGCCTGTCTACAAGGCTATGCCAGATAGCAGGATACCTGTATCTAGTAAGCGCGGTGGCGTGTGGCGCTCTCGCCGTGACACTGCTCGTAAGCAGATGGGAGACCTCATCGATGCATGGGATGAGGCCATCCGTTACTACAATCACGACCAAGCCAGTCATCGTGATGGCCAGACCAACCCCGATGTCAGTGGCAATAGGTTCATCGCGCGTAGACTGAACGAACTGATTAGTTCGAGTGAGAACATCGTGTTCTCCAACATCAATGCGCAAGTGCCTGAGTTGTATGCCAAGAACCCAATTGTCACTGTGAGTGCCGAACCGAACCCTGATCCTGCTCAGCAAGAAGAAGATGACTCGTTCACGCGTGCTGTGCAGAAGCTCATCGATGTGTTGTTTGGGATGAAGTACACACCTGGTGTCAACATCAAGGTGAAGGCAAAGAAGAACGTGTTGGTTGCGTTGCTGACCAACATGGCTTGGTTCGAGGTTGGCTACACCAACCGTGACAAGAGCAGTGAGCAGGCCATACAGGACTTGATGGACTTGTCACAGCAGTTGGAACAAGCCAAGGATGACAATGAGATCAAGGAGATCGAGGCCAGCTTGGTTGCGTTGGAGGAGAAGATCGAGTTCCTACAACCATCCGGGCCGTATGTTCGTGTTCGTCTACCTCATCAAGTTCTACGGGACCCGAGCAGCAATGATCCATACCTCAGCGATGCTAACTGGGTCATGGTCGAGGACATGCTCCCGACTGAATACATCAATGCGATCTACGGCGATAAGGATGAAGAGAGCGACGAGGTAACGTCCATCTATGAGCCTACGCATGTGATGAACAGTGGTGGCACCAACGATGACGATGACCTGTCATTGTTCAGCAAGAACAACAACAACTACAGTGCGTATGGCTACACCGACAAGGAGTCATTCGACAAAGCATGCATGACCAAGGTGTGGTATGTTTGGGATAAGGTTACTCGTCGATTGGAGATGTATGCAGACAACGACTGGAAGTGGCCGATTTGGGTATGGGACGATCCCTATCAACTTCAAGGGTTCTATCCGTTCACTCCACTATGGTTCCATGACAATCCCATTGCTGTCTACGCGAAGGGTGAGGTTTCTTATTACCTGGATCAGCAAGACCAAATCAACGAGATCAACGACGAGAAGCGTCGCTCGCTCATGTGGGCACGACGAAACATCTTCTTCGATACCACCAAGGGTGTCACACAGGAGATGGCTGATGCTGTACTGAAGGGACCAGATGCAACTGCAACACCACTCTCGTTGCCTGAGGGTGTGAAGCCTGAGCATGTCATCTTCACCATACCACCACCGAGCACTGCGTTCACTGCGCTGTTCGACAAGAAGGACTTGTATCAGAGCGTAGATCGCATCGCTGCAACCAACGAGGTAGAGCGTGGTGGAGAGTTCAAGACCAACACCACGAACAAGGCCATCGACTACTATAGCACGATGGGCAACATGCGAATGGATATGCGGCTCGATGCAATCGAGGATGCCATCGGTGATGTAGGATGGAAGCTGGCGCAACTGTGTTTGCGTTTCATGGATGCAACAACAGTGCAAGCACTTACGAACATCGATGTGTCCTCGTTCTGGGGACCACTCGACCCACTCAAAGACTTTGCACGTCTCAGTGTCACAGTAGTTGGTGGATCAACACAGAAGTTGACCACGCAACAGAAGAAGCAAGAGGCAATACAGATCGGTCAGGTGTTGGCACAGTATGTTCGTGCTGCACCTGCTAGTGCGTTGAAGGTGTCGTTGTCGATGCTCAGCAAGGCGTTCGATGACTTCATCATCACCAAGGAGGATTGGGAGAGCATCGAGCAAGAAGTTGCTATGATGGCACAGTCCCAACAGGGTGGTGCTCCTGGGATGCAACCCGGAGGTAGTGGCGGACCGGCTCAGCCTCCACCGCAACAGGAGCCACCGCAAGCAGGTGGTGGAATGCAAGTAGCTGCAACAGTTGTGCAGGCACTACAACAGCTTCCACCACCTGTATTGCAGGCCATTGGTAATGCACTGAGTCAGGGCGTTCCACCGGCTGAGATATTCAAGCAGATGTTGGCTGCACAAGCACAAGGTGGACAAGGTGCACCAGCGGCACAAGGAGCAGCGTAGATGAGCGGCACAGAAGACAGCATCATGAACAACATCCCTGACTTCCAGGATGCAACAGATGATGGAGGCGCAGGTGAGTCGTCTAGTGATAGAGGCAGCAGCACGCAAACGCCGTCGCAACCTACTCAAGATGGAGGTGGTGGGCAGTCGTCAGCGCAACCTACGCAAAGCGGTGGAACAGGCGATGCTACTCAACAGCAAGCTCCGGTCCGCAGACGACACGATGGACTCGTTGAAGTCCCGAACGCTGATAATCCCAATACTAGAGACCTCGTAGACCCGATCAGCGGACGCACAGTTGCCAAGGGTGGTATCGAGCGTAAGATATTCGAGGATGGTCAACGCGCAAGCAGAGAGAACAACCAACTCAAGACTGAGCTTGGTAATGCCAAGCGGATGCTGAGCAGCATCAATGAGACGACACAAGAAGCGGTGCGGTTGAACGTCGCACCACAGGATCAGATAGTTGCCATCCGTGTGATGAGCGACTTCATGCGTGATCCTGTCAAGACGTTGCAGTACTTGGTTGAGGAGGTGAAGGCTAAGGGATACCAAATCCCATTCCTATCGGATGGTGTCAGTCCAGGCATGGACATGAATGCTATTGCTCGCATGATCGACACCAAGATGATGCCGTTGACCCAGCAACAGCAACAAGTGCGTCAACAAGCCGAAGTGAGACAACAAGCCGAAGCGAACCTGAACTCTTTTCTCGATGAGGTGCCAGAAGCGCAATCAAACCTTGACGTGTTGGCTGAGATGCTTCAAGCTCAACCGCAACTGACGCTCCATAGTGCCCACATCCGAATGGTTCGATGGGCACAGGAGAATGGGTTAGATTGGACGCAAGGCTTGAAGCAGCAGATTGCTGCTCA